ATTATAAGTAAGCAGTTCAACCGATTCGTTTCTAAAGAATTAAGGAAGATGAAAATATGAGTGTAAGAGAAAATATAGCATCAAATTTACTAACTGTTATTGGCAACATATCTAGCCCTATAACAATTAAGAAAGCTACAAGACAACCTTTTCCATTAGACGAATTATCTGAACAACAATATCCAGCAGTTATAGTACAAACATCAGAAGAAAATAGAGATGATTCAGAATTAGGTTCAGGTGCTAAGACAAGACACGGAACTATTGATTTTGTTATATCAGGATTTGTTAAAGGTGCAGAAGCTAATATAGACACTAAAAGAAATCAATTAATCACAGCAATAGAAACTGCTGTTGAAACAGATATTACTAGAAGTGGTAATGCGTTAGATACACAAGTTATTCAAGTTGAAACTGATGAGGGTAGTTTATTTCCTGTTGGTGGAATAAGAATGACTATTAGATGTATGTATGAATATCAATCAGGAACACCATAGGAGTGAACAATGGAAAGAATACTAAATAAGATACAAAAGAAAATAGACCAAATAGAGAAATTACACGACAAAGAGTCTTTATTGTGTGAAGAAGTCAAAGACCTTATTGAAGAAATAAGAGAGGATAATGTAGAGGAATCTATTGAAGCTGATGATTTAGATGATGAGGAATTTGAAGAAGACATTGACGAAGACGAAGAAAACAAATAAAAGTAGATATTATGGCTAAAGATATAAAACTATATAAAGGTAATTCAGAAGTAATTGTTAATGAAACAAATCTTGAATATTTTGTAAGTCTAGGTTATAAGCAAGACAAAGAAGTAAAAGTTAAACCAAAAAAGGAAAATAAAAAATGGCAACACATCACGGAAAAGAAGGTGTAGTTACAGTTGGTGGAACAGGAGTAGGTGAATTAACTTCATTTACTCTTGAAACAACAGGAGATGTTGTAGAGGATACAGCATTAACTGATGCAACTAAATCATTTGTAGCTGGAAGAACATCTTTCTCAGGAACTTTAGAAATGCACTTTGACGAAACAGATTCACCACAAACAAGTTTAATTGCTGGTGCAACAATCGCTTTTATTCTATTACCTGAGGGTAATGCAAGTGGCGACAGAAGCTTTGCTGGTTCAGGAATTGTTACAGGAATGTCTGTAAATAATACTATGGACGCAATCGTTTCAAGAACTGTTACTTTTCAAGGTACAGGTGCATTAACAATAGGAACTGTCTAATATTAATTTATGTCAGTTATTGATAGAGCAAAATCTCATTTTGAGAATTTAGGTACACAATCTATTGAAGTGCCTGAATGGGAAGATGATGATGGTAAGCCAACAGTTCTTTATTGGAATCCTATAACTTTAAGCGAAAAGAATAAATTATTTAAAAAATCAGATAATCTAACAGATGTTAGTATTCTAGCAGATATTCTTGTTATGAAAGCTTTAGATAAAGATGGTAATAAATCTTTTAGAGCAGAAGATAAATTAGCTTTAATGCACAAAGTTGATTCTGATGTCTTGTCTAGGATAGCGACTTCAATGATACAAGCTATAACTCCTGACGAAGTAAAAAAAAACTAAAATCTGATCCTCAATTAAAAAATTTACTTATTATTGCTGATAGGTTAAAAATACCATTATCTTCTGTTTTAAAAATGGAAGAATGGGAGTATAATCATTGGGTTGGCTATCTCTTACTTCAAAATGAAGAAGAAACAGAAGCTATGAATAAAACAAGGCACAGATAATGGCACAAAATTTAGTATTAAATATATTAGCAAAAGATAAAACTAAAGTAGCATTTAACGGAGTTCGTGCTGGATTAACTAATTTAAGAGCATCAGTTTTTTCTCTACAATCTGCTTTAATAGGTATTGGTGGTGGACTTGTAGTTAGATCACTTTTAAAAGTTGGTAGAGATGTAGAGGAATTAGGAATAAGATTTAACTTTTTATTTGGTAATGTTAAAGAGGGTCAAAAAGCTTTTAAAGGTTTAATTGACTTTGCTTCAAGAGTTCCATTTTCACTAGAAGAAATAGCATCAGCATCAGGTAACTTAGCAGTTGTTGCAAAAGACGCAGAAGAACTACAAAAGATATTAAAGATTACAGGTAATGTTGCATCAGTAACAGGATTAGATTTTAGAACAACAGCAGAACAAATACAAAGATCATTCTCATCAGGTATTGGTAGTGCAGATTTATTTAGAGAAAGAGGTGTTAGAGCATTATTAGGTTTTAAAGCTGGAATGACAGTTACAACAGAAGAAACAATACAAAGATTTGAAGAACTATTTGGAGAGAATGGTAGATTTTCAAAAGCAACAGAAGTTCTATCAACTACATTTACAGGAACTCTATCAATGCTTGGAGATAAATTATTTAAGTTCAAATTAGAAACAAATCAAGCTGGGTTTTTTGATTTTGCTAAAAATGCTCTAGTAGTAATCAATCGTCTTATAGAAAGAAACGCATCACAATTAAGTAACTTTGCATCTCTAGTTGGTACAACTTTAGTCAATGTTGTTAAACAAGCTTTACTAGGTGTTGCAAGATTAATGGATATGTTCTCAATGGTATTTAAAGTAGTTGGTGCTGGAATAGGTGGTTTAATAGATTTAATTTCTGCTTTACCAGCTGGTGTAAGAGAATTAGGTATCATTGGATTCTTAATGTTAGGTCGTAGAGGAAAAATTTTAGTAGCGAGTATAGCTGGTTTATTAAAAATATTTAAAGTTGATTTAGATGCAATTAGCGACAAGTTATTTGGTTCAGCAGATGCAACTGAAGAATGGGGTAAAAACTCAGAACGAGTTAGAGATTTCTTAAAGTCAGTTGAAGAAAATATTACAATCTCTAAAGAGCAAATGAAAGAATTAGAAAAAGCTATGAATGTGGCTAAAGAAGAAGCTGAAGAAATGGATATTAGTTTTGCAAAAATTAAAGAATCTATACAAGCTGGAATAAAGAAAGATATAGAAAGCATAAACCAAACAATAGGTAAATCTTTATTAGGTGGCATAAACAGTTTTTCAAGATCGTTAGCAGAAGCAGTTGTTCTAGGTAAAGAGTTAAATGCAAGTTTAAAAGAATTAGCACAAAAGATATTAGTTGATATGTTAACTTTTACGATTCAGTTTGTATTACAAAAACAAATAGAAAAGATTTTATCTGATGAAACACTTGAAAATGAAAAAAAGAAAACAGATGAAATGAATCGTCAATTAAAAATACAAGGAACTATGATGTTGATGAGTGGAAATCCTATGGGATTTTTAGGATTTACAGGTAGAGCATCAGGTGGTTCAGTACAAAAAGGACAACCATATATGGTAGGTGAAAGAGGTGCAGAATTATTTGTACCAAATCAATCAGGCCAAATACAACAATCTGCTAGAGGTGGTAACGGTGGTTCAACAACAGTTAATTTTAATATCAATACAGTAGATGCTTCAGGATTTGATGAATTACTTGTAAGAAATAGAGGAACAATAACTGCATTAATTAATAACGCAGTAAATGAAAGAGGGAGTAAAAACTTAATCTAATGTCAGGTGCTTTCCCAATATCAAATGCAAAATTCGGAACTTTTGGAATAAAGTCTATTCAAAATACTATTATATCTAAAACAGTTAGTGGTAAGAAACTTGCTAGACAAATAGATAATCAAAGATTTGCTTTTACAGTTCAGATTGTTACAGCAAAAAGATCAGATGTTTATGGAGAACTTATGGCTTTTATTATGAAGCAAAGATCAGGCAAAGAAAATTTTACAATTATCCCACCTGAAATTGAAGATGCTAGAGGTAATGAAACAGGAACAGTTTTAGTCAATGGTAGTCACGCAGTTGGAGATACAACGATTGCTATGGACGCACACCACAACGATAATCCACACGCATTTAAAGCTGGTGATTTTATTAAGTTCGCATCACATACTAAAGTTTATATGGTAGTTGCAGATGTACAAGCTTCTAGTAATGCTTCAACAGTAACAATAGAACCACCTCTTATAGCAACAGTAGCAGATGACTCAGTTGTAACTTATGACAATGTTCCATTTACTGTCTATCTTACAAATGATATACAAGAGTTCGGTGTAAGTGGTGTGTCTAATGATGGCAAATTATATTACGAATACCAATTTGATGTCGAAGAAGCTTTGTAATGAAATACTTAATTAAGCATTGGGCAACAGTTGATGTTCTAGCTGAAGAATTAGTTGATGAAAAAGATATTAATATCGTCAATAATAATCTTGGCAAATATGAAGAACCATCAGATAAAGCAATCATTAAAGTTTTAAATGTTAAAGTAAATAGGAGAACATACGAAGATGACAAGAAGTCTAACGACAGCAGTAAAGAACGAACTAGCAACAAATGATATTAGACCAATACATCTTATTACGATTGGTTTTGCGACTCCTGTTAATTTAACTGATTGTGCATTTCCTTTAACTTCATCAGTATCAGGTTCTAGTGTTACATACACAGCATCAGATTTTATTTTAAGTGTTTCTAATTTTACAGAAGAAACAGATATTACAAAAACAAGTTTATCATTAAGTTTATCAGGTGCAGACCAAACTTTTATTTCAACAGTATTAGGAGAAAATGTAACTAACGATTCTGTTACTATTTTTAGAGGATTATTAGCAGATGATAATACACTTATCGCTGACCCTTTTCTTTTATATAAAGGTAATATTGAAAGCTTTAATGTTTCAGAAACAGAAAAAGCAAGTGTATTAAATTTATCTGTTGTATCTCATTGGGCAGACTTTGATAAAAAGAACGGAAGAAAAACAAACAACACATCACAACAAAGATTCTTTAGTACAGATGTTGGAATGGATTTTTCAAGTCAAACTGTATTAGATATTAAATGGGGTAGAGCATAATGTTTAATTGGTTAGATAAACTTCTTATCAAAATAGCAAAAAAGATTTTAAATAGATATGCACCTAAAGGTGAGTTTATTGCATACATAAATAAGAAAGAAGAAGAATACCTAAAGAAAATAGGTGGTTATGGAAAACCTGTAAATGATACAGGTATTAAATCTTTCTTTGGTGGATTTGGTGGATTTGTAAAAGCAGTAGTTAGTATCGGTGCTAAAGTTATGAAAGTGAACCCTATTGTTACTTTAATTGCAATGGTAGCAATATCTTGGATATTTAGACCAAAAAAACCTGAACAACCTGACTTTGGTACAACTGATTTTGATAATTTTGAACAAGGTTTATTAATTAACAAACAATCTAATGACGCAAGTATTCCTGTAATATATGGAGAACGTTTAGTTGGTGGTACTAGAGTCTTTGTAGAAACATCAGGAACAGATAATGTTTATCTTTATATTTGTCTAGTATTAGCTGAGGGGGAAATAAACGATATTACAGAAATAAGAGTAGATGATAAACCTGTTACTTGGGCAAGTGATTTAGCAGATAATACGGCAGTTGAAGTAAATAGTTCAGATAGTAATTTTTACAAAGATTCAGAAAGTTTAATTAGAGTAGAACCTCATTATGGTGCAGACGGACAATCTGCTTCAACATTATTATCTACATTATCGTCTTGGGGAAGTAATCATAAATTATCAGGTCTAGCTTATCTTGCTATTCGGTTTAAATGGAATCAAGATGTATTTGCTGGAGTTCCAAAAATACAAGCAAAAGTACAAGGTAAAAAAGTTGTAACTTTAGCATCTAATTTATCTGAACAAACTGCTAGTTTTTCAACAAACCCAGCATTTTGCTTATTAGATTATTTAAGAAATACAAGATATGGAAAAGGATTAACAACAAGTGAAATAGATTTACAAAGTTTTTATGATGCTTCACAAGTTTGCGTTACGCAAGTTACACCTTATTCAGGTGGGTCAGATATAAATATATTTGATACTAATACAGCAGTTGATACATCAGCATCTATTATTGATAATGTTAGAGAGTTCTTAAAAGGTTGCAGAGGTTATCTGCCTTATACTGCTGGTAAATATCAATTAATTATAGAAACGACAGGTAGTGCTTCAATTACATTAACAGAAGATGATATTATAGGTGGATATAATTTATCTAGCCCTGATAAAAATAGTCAGTTCAATAGAGTTATTTGTAGTTTTGTAAATCCTGATAGAAACTTCCAAATAGACGAAGTTCAGTTTCCACCTATTGATGATTCAAGTTTACCAAGTGCAGATAGACACGCAACAATGAAAACTGCTGATGGTGGTTTTTTACTAGAGGGTAGATTTGATTTTAAAACTATTACTTCACAATACCAAGCAGAAGAAATGGCAGAAATTATATTAAGAAGATCAAGACAAGCTTTAGGATTAGCAATTAATGTAGCTTTTAATTCTTATGATTTAGCCATAGGAGATATTGTTAATATTACACATAGTAGTTTAGGATTTAGTGCAAAACCATTTAGAGTTTTAAGTATGTCTTTTAATGAAGATTTTACAGTAGGATTAAATTTAGTAGAACACCAAGACGCACATTATACTTTTGCAACTAAAACACAAGCAACAGCAGTTCCAAGTACAACACTTCCAAATCCATTTACTATCCAACCACCAGCAAGTGTTACTTTAGATGATACATTAATTGAATATAATGATGGAACAGTTATCGTC